CCTGTCTTTCTCCGTCTTCTCTCACCCTGATACACACATCTGTTTTACCTACACTACGACGCCATCCCCCATTTCGTCACTTCTTCCCTACACGACGCTCTTCCGATCTAAGCCATTGGCCTGTAGTGTATCCTGTATATACCGTGGGCTCTGACCTCCTACCGCCTTCCATGTGGCGTCTAGTCTGTCCCTTCGTGCGGAGTCACTAAGCCCCGTATCTTTTAACGCGAATTGTAATTCCCACGCGCTTAGTTCTCTAGTGGTAGCAGGGAACACGTCGAGCCACACACCGTCTAAAAATACTTTAACATCGTCCCCGCTACTAGCTAGCCCCTCAAAGAATTGGCGGAGCTGCTTATCTATAGTCACACTCCACGCTCTAGCCTTGGGCAGGAGGTGCTTTATAACATTTAAAAAGGTCATGCGAAAATTACCGAGTCCGCTTTGGCTTTTTCCCCTATACCGAGGGAGTATACGTCTAGCCCTATGGTATTAAGAGACACCGTAGCCGCGCTGAAGATTCCCCCCGCAGCACTTACTATATCGTCCACTACTCCGCCCACCGCGCTGGCAGTTACACGGTCGCGCCTAGGCGCTATAGACAGCCCAACTATAAAAGGCTCACGGGATAAGAAGTATTCCTCCACAGCTGTGGATATATCCGTTTGTACTTGGGCTAAGTTGTCTACTAATAACCCCGTAACGCGCACGTCAAAGCCTACACGGGATATCGGGAAAGCGTTAGCTAGTGCCGTAGCCGGCCGCCTAGACGCTAACCCATTCTCGTCGAGCTCTATAGACGCGAGTACCGCTTCTAGCTGGGCGTTTGTTGGTATCCCGTCAGGACTTCCTGAGCTGGCCTCTGTAGCTTCTACATATACGTCCACCTGACCGGGGCAGTCACTAGTATAGGGGTACACATTTAAAATCCCTGAGACTTCTTCTCCCCATTGCTCATAATCCGCGTAGGCGCCGCCCTGCGGTTTTTTCTGGAATCTGTCGATAATACGTTGTCTATATGCCGCTGTACTCTCCGCGTTAGCCCCAGTAACTACCTGAGATACTACCGGAGCGTTACGAGATACATTAGCTAGCGGATTAGCGAAAGATACCACCGCTCCAGCCTCTAAATTCCCAATAACCCCCGCGCCATTCCCCCCGGCTTGGTCAGATACGGCCAAGATGGTGGCCTGAACGGTAGGAGACGTAAGAGCCACCGCGGCCACAGTTAAGTACGTTACCCCGTTATCGGAGTTTATTAACTGAGAGCCTGAAGGTAATACGCCGGTCTGTACATCCACAGTTATGTCTATTAGTAACTCGGCGCTAGTAGCTGGTACTGGGTCGCCTACACCTATTAGTCTACCCCATTCTATGAGTGGGGTAAGTGTTTTACCGTTAACCGTGGTTTGTACTGCGGAGGCAGAGCTTACGAACATCTGTAAGAACATAAAGGCCCCGTACTTATATAGTAGGATGAATACTCCGGCTAGTGCCTTGGCTAATACGCGCATAAACGATTTAGGTAATAGCGGTATGGTTTGGTTTAGAGAGGATTCTAGCTGCGCGATTATATTGTCGCTAAGTTCTTTAGTCGTTGGCGTTTGTAAGCTCATGTAGTGGCCTTCCAGTTTTCAGTAAACGAAAAGTTAGACTCTTCGCCTTCAGCTTTTATCGTGATATCTAATCTTACCATATTTAAACCGGGGATACTAGCTTCTACATCAATGGATGAAGCCACATTGTTAGTTAAAAACCATGATAAGTCCCTACCCGCCGCGTCTTGGATACGTATTAAGTTATTAGATGTAGCCGGTATCGATTGTAGTAGGTTCTGTGTCTCGCTTCGGTACTGGTCCGCTATGTCCTGTTCGTCTAAGATTAGCCCACCAGCTGAAGGGACTACCGTCGCTACCGTCGTCGTCTTCGTTACCTCCGAATAATGACAGGTACGCGGATGTCTCTAAGCCTCCAGACATCTCTACGATACCATTAACTACGTATATGTCGCCGTCGTCTGTAGTTTGAAATAATTTAACGTCGCCTTGTTGGCTCATAGATTCGCTCCTGTGTTCCCCGGAGGTGTTCCAGCCGGGTGTAAGTGTCCGGCTAGCTCTTTGCTATTAGCCGATATCGAAGGCGCTGCCACCGCTGCCGCGGTAACTGTCGCCGGGCTCGTAATATTCCCGTCTACATCGATTACCACACCATTAACGACAAAGTCCCCACCGGCTTGAAGCTCAAAAGAGCCATTAGCATTTTGGCCTTTAATCGACCCGTCTGGGTTTAGTGTAGATGAGCCGGAGTCGTTTGTAGTGACTGCGGTCCCATCATTTTTAAGCCAGACGTCTACTACTACAGACCCGTCCGACGGGTCTCTAGCATATATGCGCTTATCCCCCTCGTTAGCTTTAGGCGCGTTAATAGGATCTAAATACCCTAGCGCTATAGTGCCCCCCGTTCTAGCTACAGGAACCACCCCCACATAATCAGAAGTGAGAGGGTGTGCGTCATCCCCGGCGGGCTGGAAATTCTCGGCGGAAATATTGTCCCCCCCACCTACGTCCGTATTTACGTCGGAGACCTTAGCTCCATTGCGTGAGGTTCTAATAAACGCTAGTAACTTAGCTATTCGTCCCATGGTAGAGCCTCCGGTATCTGGCCACTGAATGAGCCCGGGATAACTAGGTCAAGCGTGGCGGTTTCGCTGTTCGCATTCCGCTCGTAATTTACGCCGCGGATTACGAATTCATATTCGTTATATATCATAGCACTTTTAGCCTGTAATTTCACCGTGGTATTAGGTTCCCAGAGGGCCCCTTTGACATCTCTCCACGTATCCACTACTACGGAATAAGACACCATATTGCGATACATCCGTCTAGCTTTCTCGGGTCCTGCCTCTCTTCCGTCCGAGTCTATCGTGTCCGGTGCTGTCAAAGTCATAGGGCGGATAGATCCTAAAAGTCTAGAATTTTTATCCGTAAATTGCGAGCCTTTAAGCCCAACCACTACCGGCTCTATCCCCGTGATGTGGCTATAGTAGTCCTGAGGATTAAAAGTCGGTAATACCGATAACACTGGAGACTCACCCTGTCTAAATATAGCCACCGGTTTGCCTGTGTCCGCAGATTGTAAGAAGAGTAGCTCCCCCCTAACTGTACTAGATATCACGAGATTACGCTGTTTAGCTAGCTCTGTTAAGAATGAAAAGACTTTTTTACCCGGCTCGCACGCTACACGCTCAAATACGGGGCCCTGTTCTACTCCCTCGGCAAAAGATACCCCCACTCCGAAAGGGGAGACTAACGTAGTAGCTATATCCCGTATCCCTTGGTTATTAAACTCTAAAGGGAAGGCGCTAGCTGGCGGCGTACAATCATTAAGCACACCCGGAAGAGAATACCCGCTAGCGGATATCGTCTTCTTAGTGTTATCTAGCGTCGGGGATACGGCTACCATGGTCCCCGTGAATAGCAGCTCTCCCCCGATAGTTACCTCTAGAGGTTGATACGAAAAAGGCCGAAAGGTGTCTCTAAACTCTCTCGAGTCAGCGTCAAAAGGGGCCCCGAACTCTATCGTACTTATCGTATCTATCGATCGCGTTATATTCACGCTATCCCAAAATCTAAAACGCGAGCCGTTTATCTTTACTGCCACCTCGTTTATGCTGACGTCTGGGGCCGCTTGTAACTTGTCTTTAGGTGCTGAGGGGTCTACCGGTGTAACTAACGTAGTGCCCACAGTTAAAGGCTCAGATACTCCGGGGTTAGCCCTCTGTATCTCGGACGCTCTGGTCTCTGTTCCGTAGTTTTTTCTAGCTATAGAGTCGAAAGTGTCCCCCTGTATAACCCTATACATAGTACACTATCTCCCGGCCTTTAGGTAGCTCTAATATCTCCGACCCACTTAACTCGTTAGTATCTATCAAAAAGTCCAGTTTATCGTCTACGCTCCCATAAAGCTCCGCGGCTAAGTCCACGATGGTACGGTCCCGGTTTAGAGTGATTCTACGTTCTTGCTTTAATGAGAAAGATATCTCTACTAAGAATCCGGCCGTTAACGCTACGGCTTCCTGTAATTGCTGGTATGACCCGCCAGTATCTATCTCTCCGAGTTGCTGGAAATTGTCGTCCCTCCAGTTCGTTACATCCTCGAGTTGAGACAGTACCGCTTCGGCTGCTGCCAGTGCGTTGGTCCTAGTATCAAATTCGTTATTAACTACGGAAACTATCGAGCCCGTAACGTACGTAGACGCGTAAAGATCATTATTATGGAAGTCGTTAGACGACTGAGACGTCGCTCCATCACCGGTTATTATGGACCTAGCTAAATTCTCATACGCGCTAAGTCGGTCCGTAATACTGGTAAGTGCTCTAGCCGGGGATTGTATAAGCTGCACAGTCTGAAAAGCCAGAGTTAGGGGCTGAGATATGAGCACATCTATACCCTGATTTATGGACTGGTTTATGGCGTCAAATTGTTTTTTAACGTCCGCCTGAGTATCCGCTACAGCTTGTAACCCGCTTTTTGTACTATCGAGTACCGCGGTATATGTCCCCTCAAAGTCCGCCTTTTTCACTTCCGTATCTAAATCTATGACTTCCTCGAACTCCTCAGCTACCGCCGTGTTATATTCCTCTACCGCAGTTAATACCTCACTAGCGGGGTCTACCTGAGAAGTAGGGTATACTAGGCCTATAGTGGCCCAGAAGGTAAGTTCAAATACGGACTGATTAGCCGCCGTCTTAAGGTCGTCCCGTTGCGTTATAGCCCCGAAGGGTACTACATCCACCGTCCCGTAGAATGGGTGCTCTAGTTTCCCGACGCCATTCTCGCTTAACGCCTCGTCGAAGATATTGGCTTCTAGGTCGTGGTCGTCACCCCAGAATATAACTCGCATAGGGTAACGTCGTCCGGAATTTCCTGTCTGCTGTATGAATGTACCGTCAGCGTCCGGGAACTCGAAAGCTGTACCTTTTTTATCTCGAGTACGGCGTACGTCTTCATACCCAAAAATCACACGTACTCCGGACGGTGAGGTATACGCCGCTTCTCTTACTCTTTCATTCCATGCCATTAGAAAGCTCCTGAAGCCATGAGGGATAATCCGCTACCAAGTTTACCACCTGTAACCTCCGCGCGGCCTGTCTCGTCTTTAATTGTAACTTCCGCAGTGCTGGTCGTTCTCTTCTCTTCTACACTCTGCGCGATACGGTCCTGTGGACTTACCATCTGAGGAGCTGGAACGCCTTGGCCGTCCGCCCCGTCTTCACCACCAAAGCCTAGGAAGTCACCTACAGCCCCCACGGCTGAAGATATCACCCCGAAATTATCTTTAATAAATTTTATAGCTTTTATAAGTAACCCGATAGGTGCCAGTATGGCTTGGATAAATCCCGGCATAGAATCAAACCCCGCCGCGATATCATCTATCCAAACCACGAGCGCGGTAAATGCTGCAATAAGCGCTAATACCCCTAATATGATAAGCACGATAGGGTTAGCGGCCATAACTAAGTTAACTAGGGTTAGGATGCCTATAAGCGTTTTTAATACCACTGAGAAGGCTACAAACACGGCTAGTCCCTTACCTATACGCTCTATCCACATTACTATCTCGGGTAGGTTCTCCATAACGCTAGCTATGAAGCCTCCGACATTAGTAGCTATTAACTTCTCGTTAACGCGTACCCACTCGGTCATCTTGTCCACCGTGTCGGATAATGGTCCCTCGGTCATACTAAAGATAGATATCTTAACACCCTCTACCGCTGAGGATAGAGAGTTTAGTCTACCCTGTAAAGTGTCACGCATAACAGAGGCCATCTTAGACGAAGCACCAGAGGCGCCCTCTAACTCTTTCCGGTACTCGTTAAGTCGTTTAGATCCAGACGCTAGTAGAACATTAACCCCCGCGATAGGGATTTTTCCGAAGATACCTTCTAATACCCCAGAACGGTCGGCGGTTCCTAGCCCATCTAGAGATCCGCTAAGATCTCCTAGGATGTCCACAATGTCTCTCATGTCCCCGTTAGCGTCTTTAGTCTGGACCCCTAACCTCTTAAGGATTTTAGCTGCGCCGTTACCCGGTGCCGATAATGATAGAAACATATTTTTAAGAGTGGTACCGGCTTTACTGCCTTTTATACCTGAGTTAGCGAGTTCTCCGGCTAGCGCCGCGAATGTCTCGATAGACGCACCCGCAGTCGTAGCGACCGGGGCGCCGTCTTTAATGGTCTCGAAAAGTGCTTCTACTGTGGTGTTAGCGCTAGTCGTGGTCTTAGCTATGACATCGTTAACTCGAGCTAGATTCATACCTAACTTAGACGCGTCTTTCGTCATAAGGCCGAAGGCCCCTAGTGAGTCGGAGGCGACGTCTGTAGCTGTGGCTAAATCCACATTCGCAGCTGTGGCTAAATCTACTACGCCCGGGAGTGCCGCGACGGATGACTCTGCATCGAATCCAGCCATAGCTAAGAAGTTTAGTGCTTGGGCCGCTTGACTCGCTGAGAATTCGGTGGTAGCTCCGGTCTTACGTGCGGCTTCTTCTAGCCGTTTGAAAGACTCCGTACCTTTTCGTATCTCCCCGGGGAACTTAGCCGCCGCGGATACTAGGGTCTGCTCGAAGTCCGCTCCTGTAGTAATAACGCTAGCCATGGCACCTGATGTTAAAGCGAGAGCAGCTGTGACAGCTACCGCCCCTTTTTTCATGCCATTGCCAAATTTATCGACACTACGATTAATCTTATCAAATCCTCGGCCCATAGACCGAGTCATTTTTCCGACTCTATTCTGCATAC